CGGTCTCAAAGCAGCTCGTCGCGCTCCACAGTTCTCAAAGAGATAATTCAACCGAGAATACAGAAAAGACACAAACCCAGGAAATGCTTATATTTCCTGGGTTTTCTTTATGCCAGAGATTTTTAAGAACACCACAAAAAAGGGTAAAAAATTGACGGTAACTTACACATAACTTACACGTAACTTACACGGAAAAAGCCTATATTTTATTAATTGCGTCTATCAGTTCTTCTATTTCAAAGTGAGTATATACAATTTCAGTTACGCCCTGTCCCTTGTGTCCCACAATCTTTTTTATAACCTTATCCGATACGCCAGCAACCGTTAACATGCTTATGCAAGTATGCCGGGTGTCATGCGGGCGGTGCGACATTCCTAAAGTTTCCATAAGCGGCGACCAATAACTATCATAATAATTTCTGTACTTGAAGTGTTCGCCTTCTGGTGTACTTAAGAGGTATTCACAGTCGTTAAGATTGAACCAGTATTCAAAGAAAGGGTATACTTTTTCGGCTATCGGTACGGTACGGATTCCGGCAGCAGTCTTAGCTTCAATGATTTTAAAACACCTTGCTTCTAAGTCTATGTCCTCTTTCTTTAAATCCAGCAGTTCGCTTATTCTACAGCCGGAATATATCAGCATGAGAATAACAGTATAGTATATATTTGTGTCATTAACTTTCCAGATACGGTTAACTTCCGTCTTACTGAATGGTTCGCGGTTTAGTGCGTTTGGATTTCCAGCATTTTTAATATTGAGATATTCAACCATATTTCTTTCCTTTGGTATTATTTCATGTATTACAGCGTATTTATACATAAGCCCTAACATAACTTTTAACTTCCTAAGCGTCGGGGTATTCTTCCCGGATTCATCAACAACCATTTGAAGGTGGTCTAATTTAACATCAACGAAGCACATAGAAGCGATTTTATCACAGAGTTTCCAGGAAGCTTTATAGCCCTTTACATTGGAATCGCTGACGGTTGGGAAGTGTTCACTACTCCAACGGTCGTATACATCTTCAAAAGTAACCTTCGCCGCGTTCACGTCGTAGGGGTTGGCATTAAATTCAGCAAGTGCGGTTAACGCTTCTTTCCTGGTAGGATAATAACCGACGATAGTAAAAAGTTGCTTCGCTTTTCCTGTTGCTGGGTTAATTTCCCAGCCTTTTGTTTTCTTGGCTACATACGGGTTACGGCGGTTGCCTGGCTGCTTATACACAGTCCCAAAGCCGTTAGGTAATTTCATAGAATCACAGCCTTTCTTAAAAAAGGGGATAAAAAATAAGCCCCTTTCTAAAATGCTAGGCTTATGGTATAATCAATATGCGTTTTGATCACTATAAGCCCTTGTTTATAGGTATCGCGTGAGCCGTTCCAGGTGGCAGCCTGGGGCGGCTTTTTAAGTGCTTAAGCTGGTGGCAGCCAGCAAAAAGCAAGTATTTATAAGTTTAATAATTCTTTTTTCTTTGTATCAAATTCTTCTTGTGTCAATGCGCCGCAGTCTAACAGTTGCTTATATTTCAATAATTCATCAGCAGCAGAAGCGGAAGGAATGGCGACGGGTTCACTTGCTACCATTGAATCTAATAGGGCAAGAATTTTATTAGCCGCGTCTGTCATGGTGTTATAAATAAAAGCGCCTTTCTTAACTTCTGTAGAGATTAAAGGAATTTCCGTATAACTGTCATAGGGGTGTTTTAAGGAAATCTTTATATACATTTTTTTAATGACTTCCTTTTGCTTGCGCTTCCCGGTAGAACCGCCGATTATTGCGCCCGCACCGCCGAAAATAGCGCCGCCGATAAGTGCGCGCCCTTATACTTGCGCCGCCTTTTGTATAACTTTCCCCGTCAACGACTAATTCATAATCTACTATGTTATCAAAGGAATATACAATAGGTATTTTATTATACAATGTGGCAGCAGGAACGGGAATATAAAACCGTTGGTTTACTTTATCCACAAAAAATAGTTTTCCTACAGTGTCCGTAGCCTGGAAAGAATTATATAAAAGCTGATTCTCTTTTACATACTCTATATGTTCTTTAATATCCGTAGTAGTTTTGTTCCCTATATTCCTTATGAAGCCAGGGCTACAAAGGGAAAGACAGGAAGAACATACAACGCCGGAAGAAGCTTTAGCTTTTGTTAAAGCGTTTGTTTTTCCGTTGCATATAATACATGATTCTTTGTTAAACAGTCCCATAAAAACCGCCTTTCTGTAAGTTTAGTACCATAAATCTATCACGCGGAAAGGCTGGTAGATTATGGTAATTATTAAGTTATGGGAAATCCGTACAGCTAAAGGCTTAAAGCTAGAAGCTGTAGCAGCTGTAACAGGTGTAAGCAAATCCACGCTTAACAATATTGAAAACGGGAAAACTTCGCCTACACTGGCTAACCTGGAAAAGATAGCCAAGGGGTTAGGCTGCCGCATTAGCGAACTGTACGAATCGGAATATAAGTAGTATACCATAGTAAAACCTTTGAAGCCCTAGCGCTAAAAATATTTCCAGGATTTTGGAAATGTTTTTAGAATATAAGACAAGCAGAGCAAAATCTTTTATAATGGATAGCACTAAGGAAGGGGGCTTAACTATAATGCGTGAGAAGCTACACAACCTTATAGATACTATCCAGGAAGAAAGATTGTTAAGGAAAATATACTTTTATATCCTGGGGTTGAAGGGTGGACGTAAATAGCGTCTACCCTTCTTTCATTTCTGCAATGATTTTCTTGAGTACGTTCCATTCTTCATTCGTAAGCTTACAAAGAGCCTTAAGAAGATTCTTTTTAAACTTATCTTCGCCGCCGGATATGCGACCTATGTACATATCTAATTCTTCGTCTTCGGACATAGGGTTAAACATATCGCCGTTGCCAGTCTTAAGCCATTCTTCATTAGCGTTGAATTTCAACGAGCAAATACTAATAATTCTATCAGATACTTCTTTACGTCCGTTTTCCACATCCGACAAGTGACCTTGTGAAATTGAAAGCGCAGCGGCAAAATCGCCTTGCTTCAAATTCAAAGCTTTTCTAAGCTGTTTTAATCTTCCGTTCAAAACAATGCCCCCTTTCTATGAAGTGATTTTACTATAGCACAAAAAATATCGCAAAGCAACAAAAATATTTGCGAAAAGTGTTGACAAGCAGTAGCAAAGCGATATATACTTATCGCATAGCAACAGAAAAAACGAAAGGAAGGTAAAGGACAATGCAGCCGGACACTATTAAACGAGCATTACATAGCTTCATTGACAAAATGGACTATCGCTTACAGAGAAAAGTATATTTTTACATTTTAGGACTGAAACAGGGAAAGTAAAGGAGAGTGCAGAAGATGAGAAATTTTACAGAAACCAGAGAAAAGGCAATTAAAAGAACCAGACAGCTTGTATGTTATTTTGCGGAATTTATGTTAGAGGAAGAAGAAAAGGGAGCGAAGCAGCGCGCAGAATTTGAGAAAGCCAAAGCAGAAGGAAAGCCGGTAATTATGGCAAGCTGTGCAGAAAATAACATTAGATGTATGCACAACTGCATGAAAGCGGCAAGCGAAGTAGTGAAATTCCTTAGCGATAAAGAAAACGAAGTAGAGGAATGGCAGTTAGCGGCAATCAACGCAATGTATGAAACCTGTAACACTATGGAAGAAGGACATGTAACTATACCTTTCGACCTTCCGTATGCAATTAAGGGGCTGCTTTTACAGTGGGACGAAAAGGAAAGCACAGCCGGAATAATGATGGAAGCTATGGGAATGAAGTAATAAAGTAAGGGCGGCAGCAGTCGCCCAGCAAGTGCCGTTAGTTCAGTGGTTAGAGCGACCGCCTCATAAGCGGTAAGTCGTGGGTTCAAATCCCACACGGCGCATTAGTGGCAAGGGTGGCTACCTTGCAGCAGAGGAAGCAAGCTAATAGCTGATACTGCATACTGTGAAAAAATAGCAGCGGTTACGCCAGCTATAGAGCGTATGGAAGGATAACAGGTTTTTAAGCAGCTTTTTTAATGAGAAAAAGCGCCTACACGGTAAAACAAGCCGGGAAGGAGCGTGGGAAAATGCCGCCAGACAGAAAAGAAGCCGCCGAAAGACTTCGGCAGCTTGTAAATAGTAATTTTGAAAATGAAATTGCAGTAAATGTAAGCTACGACATTTGCTTATCAAAGACAGACACAAGCTTATTAACAGTAAATAAGTAGCTGCTGCATTTCTGCTTTGTTTCCTGGTCTACTTCAAGTTCGCCCTGGTTAATAAGCTGGACGGCTTGAAGGGAAGCCAGGATAACGCGAAATTCATTAGGCACTATATTCGTGTCGTGTTTAATAAGCTTTTCCCCGGCGGAACAACAGCACTGATAGTTAATAGCTGCCTGGGCTTCTGTTTCTTCGATACCAAGGGACGGAAGGATAGTAAGGGCAAAAGTGATAGCTTCTATATCAGAATTGCTAAAAGAATATGAAATGTGTTTCATGGTAAACCCCCTTAAGTTTTTTTGATAATTATACCACGAAAAAGAACAAAGAAAAAGCGTAATGCAGCCTACCAGCGGGTAGCCAGTCCTAAGCCTGGATAAATGCAGAAGGCGAATACGCAAGAAAGGCGGGATAAATTGAGGGATAACAACATAAAGCCAGCGGAAGCAGCGGACATTTTAGGAGTATCGCCGCAGTTTGTCCGGGTGGCTATGCAGCAAGGGAAGCTAAACATAGGAATAGCTATACAGCTTCCGGGTTCTTCTTCCTGGGCGTATCAGATAAGCGAAAAGCTTTTAGCTGATTACACCGGAAAAGACATTAAGGCAGAAATAGCAGCATTGAGAAGCAAAAGATAAAAGGCTGTGGCAGCAGTCATAAAAGTCCTTGTTTAGAGGTATCAAAGTTTTGAGCGTGAAAGTTTTTATTATTCTGGTAACAGTGGCAGCGGGTGCTATTTTACTGGCGGCAACAGTAATAGCCTGTAAGGTTTTAAGCCTGGTATTAAAGGGCGTGAAGAAAGGAAGGGAGCGCATAAGACGGATAACAAAGAAGCAGCCCGTAGAATAGCTATTAGCAAATTCTATAGAGTGTACAGGCAAGCGCAGAGGGTTAGCAACTTGCGTATGCACAGCCGCTTTAGCTTATACGACGACGGCTTAATAGAAATATGGGAATACCGGGGAGAACAGAAAACCCGTAGTATTTGCAAAATCAAAGAGGAAAGTGAAACGGAATGCTATAAGCGGGCGACGGAAGTGGTAGAAAATTACATAAAAAGTAGGAGTGAAAAACAGTGAAGAAATTTGTAGTAGAAGTAGAAACATTAGGCGGAAGGCAGACCCGGTTAGTTCCGGCGCGAAATGAGAACGAAGCCAGCAGGAACTGTACTACGGCAGAATCTAAGGTTATTTCATGTGTACCGTATACCGGGCAGAAGGTAGGCTTAAGCAGCCAGGAAGAAATAACAGAAAGACTTTTCCGGGGCTGTCTGGCAGCGAATAGAAGGAAGAAAGGGGGCTGTTAATATGACAGCGGCAACGGTTGAGAGAATGGAACACAAAAAGGCAAGAGCCGAAGAAGCTAACTTACTTCTTGAAGGACTGGACGAAGTAACACAGAAAGCACTTTATATCGCTACCAAAATGGTATTAGCAAAAAGAGACACAGAAGAAGGGACGAAGAAAAGTTGATATTAAAGAGAATCGCCAGCAAAAGCGGCGGGGAAACAAAGGAATATTACTGGAAAGAGAAGGAAAAGGAGTAGGAGAGCATGAACAATTTTATTTTACTGTATGGGGAAGTCCTGGACTACCCGCAACAGGCAAGCATAGACAAAAAAGGAACGGAGTACTACAAGTTTAATTTTGCGGTACAGCGCGAAAGCGGAATCATTGATATTTTACCCATTGTGGTAGAGGAAGACACAGCAGCATATAACGCCCTGGCAGACATTGACGAAAAAGGGGAAGTAGTAGGCGCGCAGCTTCTTATTACCGGAGAAATCAGAACCAGGAACATTAAGGACAAGCTGGATATTTCCGTAAGGGCGTTTTCTATCCAGGAAGACGACGATTACAAGGGAATCACGAACCAGGTAGTTGTTACGGGCTTCTTGTGCAAAGAAGTACCCATTAGAGAGACACCGCGCGGGCTGCTGATTGCAGACCTGTTATTAGCGGTACACAGAGAGGACGGAAGCCAGTTAAGCGACTATATCCCGTCTATCATGTGGAACGGCACAGCCACCAGGGCAACGGAAAAACTGCATGTAGGGGACTGTATCGAAGCCGTAGGGCGCTTACAGAGCCGCGAGTATATAAAAGACTTAGGGGACAGGGGAAAAGAGCCTAGAACGTGCTACGAACTGTCAGTAAACCAGTACGAATTACAGAAGAAAAAAGAAACTGCTTAACGGCAGAATACACACACCCGAAGAAAGCCAAAAAAGACAATAAAACAGCCGCTAGACTATCGGGAAATAATCTAGCGGCTTTGCCGTACATATTGTACTTACTCACATAAATAAGTATACCAAAATGTACGGCGGAAGTCAACGAAAAAGCTTATTTTTCAAGGGGTTTCCGCCCCTTTTATGGCTTGATAAAAGTATTAACGATAGGGTGGGTTAATATATGCCGTACATCATAGAGGTAGTGAAGGCTGGAAATACCATAGAGGTATCAAAGTATTATAGCAGCAGATTTAACAAGAAGGGAGTGAAGCGGGGAAAGAGGAAGCAGCTTACAACAGATGAACAGAGAGAAGTAAACAAAAGAGCAGCAGAGAAAAAACTAAGGAGATTGATAAACGAGAACTTCCAGGAAGGGGACACGCACTTAGTATTAGATTATAAGCTTAGTGAACGTCCAGCCGGAAGGAAGGCAATGAGAGCAGACGCGGACGACTTCTTACAGGAAATGCGGAAGCTGTATAAATCCCTGGGGCTGGTATTCAAATACATACACGTTATGGAAATCGGCAAGAAGGGGGCGCTACATCATCACTTAGTTATAAATACACCAGACGAAGTAAGCCAGCGGGCAATAACAAAAGCCTGGAAGGGCAGAGGGCGGACACATTTTAACCCCCTGGACGATTCAGGGAACTACGCTAAGTTAGCGTCGTATCTGATAAAACAAAGCGACGGCATGTTAAAAGACCCGGACGCTTTACAGGGGAAACGCTGGAACAGTTCTAAGAACCTAAGAAAACCGACAATCTTAAGAAAAGAACCGATAAAGGATAAGGGCTGGTACAACAGAATAGCCAGACTGCCTAAGAAGCTGGAAAAATCGTATTGCCTGGACGGCGACAGCGTTAGGGAAGGTATACACGAAAAGACAGGCTACACGTTCTTTACTTATACGTTCGTAAGAATCAATCAGACATGGAAGGAAACGGAATTAGAATGGGAAAAACTTTAGGAATCGACAGAGAGACGGCAAGACGCATTAAGAGAATGAGCCGCCAGGAGTTAGACGGCTACTTATCCAGGGTAACAGACCGAAGTTATAACAATGGCTACGAAGAAGGCTTAGTTAATGGTATCGCCTTAGCGGGACAGGCTTTAGATACGGTATTAAAGAAATACGAAGCCGACGGAGCATTAACAGCTTTAGCGGTAGAAGAAATTACGAAAGCCGTAGGGCAGTACATAGCAGAGACACCAGAGAAGGCAAAGCAGCAGCTTAAGGCAGAGACGGCAATGTCTTAATGCTGGCAGAGAAAATAACGGGAAAGGATAAGGACAATGAGCAGTACTAACGTAGTGTGTGGTATGAAAACCTGTAGAAATTACAGTGATAGCGGCTGTATGAAGAAAGCAATTATATTAAGTGCAAAAGGGAAATGTTCAAGCGTTGAACTGGAAACGGCAGCAGAAGCAGACACCCAGGCAGCCCAGGGAGCAGCGGGAAGGGTGTTAGAGTATGGAGCGTAGAGAAAGCGAAGCCCAGGCACAAGCCGCCGTTTTTGATTGGGCGCGCTGGGAGCAGTCACAAACCCCGGTGCTTAAGGCTATGTATCATGCAGCCAACGAAGGAAAGAGAAGCGTAAGAGCCGGGGCAGACCTAAAGCGCCAGGGCATGAAGCCAGGGGTAAGCGATATATGCTTACCGTATGCAGCAGGCGGCTATAATAACCTGTATGTCGAATTGAAGGTAGGGAGTAACAAAGCAACAGAAGAACAGCTTACCTTTATCGACACAATTAACAGAATCGGCGGAAAGGCTGTTATAGTGTATGGTTCAGACGCTGCTATAGAAGTGATTAAGGCGTATCTGTGCGGAACTATAGAAAACCTGGATATTAAAAGCGATACATACCCGGCAGAAAAGGCAAAACTTACAGACCGGGTAAATGCGAAGCGGTTTATAGGATTTTGCGGGACGGATTGTAGGGCTTGCGATAATATGGGCTGCTTAGGAAGAAAAGAGTAACAAAGGATAAAGCACCTACTTCTTTGGTCGAAGGCAAGGAAAAAAGTATATCACGAAGGTAACTGTAAACAATGCAGCAGCGGCAGCATTTGTTAAAACTGCTGCCGCAGAAAGGACGGTTTAGGAATGTTTGATTTTTTAAAAAGAAAAGAAGAATGTACGGAAATGGTACAGCAACCGGAAGAAAATCTATTACGCGAATATATAAGCGTGGATAGCGTAAAAGCGCATTTAGTAGATATTCTGGAAGAAAACAGAAAATTAAAAGCACAAATTAAAGATATTACAGAACGTGAAAGAGAAACAGAAACGCAAAATAGAAAAAAACGAGAAATAGCAATAATAGAAGCGGACGAATATAAAAAAAGGGAAGCAGAAGCAAAAAAAGAGGTAAGAGAAAAGGAAAGAGAGATAGACAGATTAAACGACCAGATTGAGAAATTGCGAAAAGAAAGAAATACGCTAATCACAGCGGCGGACATGGCAGAAGATAGATTACGAAAAGAAGAGCAAAGAATGAAAGAAAAAGAAGATTGCAGCGCTTGGTTACGAAGTAAATTAGAAGAATATGGAAATTGGGAAAGGGTAACGAAGACAGAACTAATAGGAATTATCAGAACTGCAATAGAGAAATAAGGAAGGGGTAAGCGTATGAGGACAGCAGCAATAGTTAATTTGAAAGGCGGAGTAGGAAAAAGCACGACAGCTATAAACCTGGCTTTGATTATGGCGACAGTCTATAAATACCGGGTTTTGCTGGTGGATAACGATATACAGGCGAACGTAAGTAAGTTCTTCGGGGTACATAGCTATGATTATAAGAGCATGGAAAACGTCTTACGGGATGCCGACACAATGGCGGAAGATGTAATAAGAAGCAGCGGACGGGTAGGGCTTGATATTATCCCGGCTAATATGAATATGGACGCGGCAGCAGTAGACCTTATGTTAGACCAGGAAGCGAACCAGATTGTAAGATTGAAGGACGTATTAGACCAGGTGGAAGACCAGTACGACTACTGCTTAATTGACTGCCCGCCTGGTGTCGGAATCAATGTACTTAACGCCCTGGCAGCAGCAGACGACGTTATTATACCGATTAAGGCAGATAAGAACGCCTTAGACGGCATGGAAGAATTGACAGAGGTTATAGAAGAAATCAGACCGTATAACCCAGGCTTGTCCATGGTTAAATGCCTGGTTACTATGTTCACGAACGACATAAGCGTAGTGAAGGGCGAAGAAGCCTTACAGAAAAGCGAGTACAGCACCTTTAATACACATATCTGTTACAGTAAGAAGGTCGTAGACTGGACGTATGAGAAGCAAAAGAGCCTTATAGAGACAACACCCAGGAGCGCGGCGACAAGGGACTATAAGAGCCTGGCAGCGGAATATATAAGATTGACAAGAAAGGAAGGGTAAATAATGGGTAGATTAGGAGTAGGCGACAGACTGAACCAGAACAGCCGCCAGGGCATTATATTTACAGAGGAATACCGGAAGATAAAGTTAGACCCGCGTACACTGATTCCAAGCGAACATAATAAGTATTCCCAGGACGATATAGAGGAACTGGCGGACAATATGTTACTGGTGGGGCAGCTACAGGAAGTTATAGTAGGACGGGTAGCGGGACAGGACAGAATTATAGTAGGGCATAGGAGAACGGCGGCAGCAGTCCTTAATATCGAGCGCGGACACGACAGCTTTAAGCTGATTGACTGTAAAATAAAGGAAATGTCCGAAGCTATGTTTATGCTTACACTGCATAGCGCGAATATCTTTAGCAGACGCTTAAGCGATTGGGAATTAACGGAAGGCGTAGCAGAGTTTAAGAAGTATCTGATAGCGGCGAAGAAATCCGAGGAAGTGCAGATAAAGGGGAAAATGCGTGATTACATAGCAAGCGCTGTAGGCATAGCGACCGGAAAAGCGGCACAAATAGAAAAAATTAATAATAATTTGTGCGAGGAAGGAAAGGAAGCCTTTAAGAATGGAAAAATGAATTTTACAACGGCTTATGAAACTTCCAGGTTGCCAGAGGAAAAACAGAAGGAAGTAATAGAATCCGGGGGAATGTTGAGCAGCGAAGTTAAGAAAATGGTAGAGGAAGAAAAGAAGAAAAAAGAGCCGACACCAGCAGCCGTAAAGAAATTCTACGAAGCACACGCGAAGCGGTACGACGGGGACAGAAGCAAGCTTAAGGAAGCATGTATAGAACATCTGGGAAGAAGCCACACGGGCGGAAATAGCGACGGCGTAGATTATGATTGTAGTATAAGGGGCGTAAGGCTTGACGGGGCAGAGGAAATAACCTGGACGCGTTTTGTGCAGTTGGTTAATGAGTTGTACCCGGTATCGGATAAAGAACCGGAAAAACAAGTAGATATGCAGCAGGATTTAGACGACTACCCGGAAGTAACAGGCGGGCGTAGTATAAAGACCGATACAGCACATTTTAAAATTGACGGTGTATTAAATCCAGATTATACGCCTAGAGGGCTTCCGTATAGCTGCTATATTACCGCTATCCTTCATTCCGGGGCGTTTAGTAAGGACTTCATAGAATCCTACAAAGGCAGCAGAGGAATTAACGCCCTGTTAAATATCATTGAGAACTACAGAAAGAAGCTTTGCTACGAAGACGGCAAGTATGCACCGGGGAAGACAAGCTTTAGCTTCAAACATGAAGGCGAAGGCTATACGGTGTACTTCGATAACCGGGGCTTCCACCTGGAAAGAGACGATAGGCAGTATACAGACTATCTTAGGGACTATGATTTAATGGAACTGCTGGAAGCTATGCTAGAAGCTGGATATTTTGGAGTAGTGGAAACACTGAAAAACACAATTAAGAAAACGTCTAAAAAGGTGTCAGAATCTGACACTACGAAAGAACCGCAAAGCCAGGAAAAGCAAGGGCTTGCGGGTGCAATGAATGAACCGGAAACGGGAGCAGATGAAGACCAGGCGGCAGCAGACGACGAAGCGGTAGACATACCGGAAGCTACAGCAATTCTTATAGCGGATTTATTCAACTTAAGGGAATACATAAGCGAAGACGATTTTTATAATTTACAGGAAATCGTTATTAACTGTGAGCTGGCAGCAAGAAAGGGCGGAGAGAATGAAAACAACAGAAGTTAAAAGCTTTGCAGATGTAGACACAAGCGAATTAAAGCAGCCTATTATATGCGTATTCAATCGCCCGGATGATTACCCGGACAAATGCGTAGCCCGGTTATTTGAAGGGACAGCGCCGACGAATATTATTATAACCAGGAATACCGTAGAGGAAATCCGGGAAGATATTACAAAGCGCTTCCCGGCTATGCTGCCTTTTGGAAGGAATAGAGAAGACCACAAAAGCGTAGTAGAATCGTGGATTTAGGAGCGTGACAAAATGGAAATTAGAAAAGGTCAGAAGGTGCGGGTAACATGCACCGAAGCCAGGCTTAAGGAAGTGGGAGTAAAGCAGAAGCATATTAAGCATATCCTGGGGAAGATTGGAACGGTTAAGGAAGTGCGTAATATCCCGGATATGGAAATACTGGCGTACTTCGTACACTTCCCCTATGTGAATCTGAAAGCAGCTCCAGGAAACAAAAAACCATATTATGTACTGCTGGAAGATATGATAGAGCCGATAAGTCTTACAGTGGTAGAAAGAAAGGGGAAGTAATGACAGAAGTACCGAAAGAATGGAATGGAACGCCGGAAGAATGGAACGCAGTAGTAGAAGCGTTCGGACGCATAGCGAAAGCAATACAGGAAGCGGGAAGACAGATTGTAAACAGTTTTTCAGAGTTTTATAAAAGAATGGCGGCAGCTACGGGGAACGAACAGGCAAAGAAACGCCTACGGCAGCAGTCCATAAGAGACAGAAAGAAACAATTAGAGCGAAGCCGGAAGCGGCAGCAGTTGACAGCAGCAAATACGGACAAGTCTAATAACTGGCGGCGATTGCATGGACTTTGTACCAGAAGAAAGTATAAAAAACATGCAAAAAAGAATTGACTTATAGTACTAAATATGGTACTATAATATCAGAAAGGAGATAAACCAAGTGCCAAGCGTAGAAAAGATAATTGAAAAAATGAAAAGACAGCCGAACGGCATACGCCCCGAAGAAGCTGACAAAGTACTAAGGGCTTACGGCTACGAAGGAGTAAGACAGAAAGGAAGCCACAAACAGTACTTGAACAAAGAGACAGGCGACCTTACCACAATCAAACAGGAAAGCCCATTAAAGAAGGCGTACATAGTAGACATACTTAACAGGATAGGGGAGTAAATCCCCTAACCTGGATATAATATAAAAGAGCAATAGAAAGGAGTAGGACATAATGGAAGTAAAGGATTATATGGAACTGCCGTATACAAGAATCGTAAAGGAAATGAACGACGAAAGCGGGCATTATTTTTACGGGAAAATCTTAGAACTGGACGGCTGCCAGAGTACAGGCGATACGTTGGAAGAATTGTACGAAAATCTTAACGAAGCTATGGAAGGATATTTAGAGGTTAAGTTAGAAAATAACTTACCTATCCCGCTGCCGGAAAGAACAGAGAACTATAGCGGGAAGTTTAATGTACGACTTCCGAAATCATTACACCAGCGGTTAGCAATCCAGGCAGAGGAAGAAGGCGTAAGCCTTAATCAGTTGGTATTATATAAGCTGGCACTGTAACATATATGGGCTATCGGCTACGGCTGGTAGCCTTTTTTGAAACAAAAAACTATTGACTTTTGCACGTACATAAGATAATATATTTGTACGGGCAAAAGAAAGGAGTGATAATATGTCGCCCAGGACAGGAAGACCAACAGATAACCCAAAAACAGAACGGCTTGAAATCAGACTAACAAAGCAACAGACGCAGGATATAGAAGAATGCGCAAAAGCTTTAAATGTGAATAGGACAGAAGCCGTAGTTAGAGGGATTGAACTGTTGAAAGAAAATATAAAAAAATAGAAGTTGCCACGCCGGAAACGTACACAACTTCTATCTTCAAACCAATCCACAAGGGAAAGGATAAATATAATAATATCATTGCTTTGTGGAAATATCAAGAAAAAGAGGAATTGATATATGAATAGCACAGCAGATAAAAGAACAATTACAGAAGACAAAGCAAGAGAGAAGAAAGAACGGGCAGCAGTGCGACAGATTATAGCATCAATGAATTATGAACAGCTACATCACATAAGGTTTTATGCATACGGTTTACAGCTTTCAACATGTGAAAAACTCTAAAAACTATGCGGATAAAACCAATAAAAGCGGTTGAAACTATAAAAACTTTATGGTAATATTAAGGCACAAACACAAGAAGAATTAGGCAGAGGTAACGACCCCTTTGTCTGGTTCTTCTTTTTTTGTTTGTCCTAAACCTCCCGGCGCTGCATGAAATCCAGGGCAGCGCTGATAGAAAGAAGGGCGGCACATGATAAAGAAGTTATGCAGTTATCCAGGCTGCCACAAGGCAGTAGAAGCTGGGGTTAAGTACTGTGATAAGCACAGGGAGACAGACCGGAAGAAGTACAGAGAATATAAGCAGCGTCGCATGAGGGACGAACAGGAAGCCAGGCGGCAGCAGTTTTATAATAGCAAAGCCTGGGAGCAGTTCAGAGCCGCCCAGGCAGCAGCACAGCTAGGCATAGACATTTACGAATACTATACGACTGGAAGAATTATAGACGCGGAGAACTACCACCACATACAAGAGATAACGGAAGCCTGGGCTAGAAGACTGGACGCGGCGAACGTGATAGGACTAAGCGAAGCGAACCATAGGCGCATACATAAGGAGTATGACCGCAGCTATAAGGCAAAGAAGAAAATGCAAAAGATTTTATACGAAATGTTAGAACGGTTCTATAGGGAGTTCATTCTGACAGGGGGGATATAAAAACTTAAAAACATAAAATAAAAGTCCCGAGTTCAACTTTGCTTGAAAAAAAACGGCAATTTTTACTATAGGGGGGAGTGCATGAGGTGGAAGCATGGCAAAAGAAGAAAATGAAAAAGAAAAAAATAAGCCTAAACCATGCCCGAAGTGGTTAAATGATACTGCTAAAAAGGAATGGCGCAGAGTAGCCAAGATTTTAGCGGAAGAAGGAAAAGATTTTACAGACAAAGACTTAAAGGCACTGGAAGCCTATTGTATCAATTATGCAAAGTGGCAGAGGTGCGAACAGATTATAGATGAAAAAGGCTACAGTATGCTTGTTGGAGACAACGGCTATGAGCAGCAACGACCAGAAGTAAGCATAGCAAACAAAGCACAAACAGAATTAAGGGCATGGGCGAAAGAACTAGGGTTAACCCCGGCAGCGCGGCAGCGGATGAAGGAAGCCGGGAACGCTTCGGAGAGCGGCATAGACCCGGAATTAGACGGAATGGTAGCACATGATTAAAAAGGAACTGCTATTAGCTTCCTGGTTGGAAAAGTTACAAAAGAAGTGGGACAACGAAGAATATTATTACGACGTTGAAGAAGCGACGAAAGTATTTAAGTTCGTGTCGAAGTTGACTAATGACAGGGGCGCAAGCCGAAAATTTGAATTACTAGAATTTCAGTTTGAGATTATAACCGAAATTCTTTGTGTAAAGAGAAGAAGCGACGGCAAGCGCAAACATAGAGAAGCACATATAAACATACCGCGAAAAAATGGTAAATCATTCTTAGCGGCAATCATTGTAGTGTATTTGTTCTTCTGTCAGCGGCATATCTTCGGCGCGCTTTTTATTTTAACAGCAAATACGACGAAACAGGCGGGGGAATTATACGCAACTGTAGAACATTTCATAAAGACAAATAAGACCTTAAGGCGGTACTGCAAGATAACGAGCAGTACAAAAACCATTGTACGGAAGGACAATGGTAATAAACTTATGGTACTGTCTTCTGACGCGGATAATGCGGACAGTTTTAACGACTATGTGGCAGTCCTGGACGAGATACACCAGGCAAAAAACGACGAAATGTACGGAAAGCTTAGAACCGGACAAGGTGCATGGGATGAACCGTTAATAATGACAATTACGACAGCTTCCAGCGGGGAAGACCCAGCAAACCCGGAAATGCAGCTTTACACAATGGCGAAAAAGATAGAAGCCGGAGAGGTAAACGACCCTAGCTTTTATTACCGGATATATGAAGCGGACAAAGACTGTAACGTAGAGGACGAAGCCCAGTGGTATAAATCAAACCCGGCATTAGGGGTATTTAGGAAACTGGAAGACCTGGCGAACTACGCAAAGCGCATTAGGTTAATGCCATTACAGGAAAACATGTTTAGAAGAATGTTCCTAAACCAGCATGTAGCGTTAGACCATGAAAAAGGCGCTATCAATATGGATTTATGGGACACATGCACGAAAAAGGTAGATACAGAAGACCTAAAAGGCTGGAAATGCTGGGGCGGGCTGGATTTATCCAGTAAGAACGATATTACGGGCTTTGTCCTGGTATTCTACGAAGAAACTACGGGGCGCTTTATAGTAGTTCCGTATCTGTACACACCGAAAGAAACCGTAGCATACAGACAGCATAAGGATAATAACCCTTATGAATATTGGATAAAAAAAGGCGATTTAATAGCGCTTGACGGAAAATACATAAACTTCGATAGGTTTTTAGACCATGCTACGGAACTGGACGAAACGTACAGGATAGAACAAATAGGCTTCGACCAGTGGGGAAGCCAGACGATTATTAACAGGCTGGAAGACCGTTGGGAAGTAATACCGTTAGGACAGGGAACGAAGACCATGACACAGGTTATAAATGATTTTGAAAACCTGTTAGTAGATGAAAGAATCATCATAGCAGAAAATGAGTGCTTCCGGTTCATGGCTAAGAACTGTATAGCGGTTTACGACGAAATGTTAGGCGTGAAGTACAGTAAGAAGAAATCGAAATTTAAGATAGACGGCATTATAGCTATGCTTATGGGCTTACTATTGTGTATCGAAGAAAACGGTATTGAACATTATAACCCGGTTGAATACCTGGACGCTATGTAAAGAAGGTAGAAAATGCTTAAGAGAATAAAACAGATAAAAAATAAAAGGTTAATAGTCGCAGACGCGCTATTAGTGGCAGCCCTGGTTATTGCTTTTGCGGTAACGTATGACATAAGCAAACACGCGGGGTTATATCTACTAAGCGGCGAAATGCTGGTAGCGGCGGTTATGCTGGTTAGGAGTGGTAAGAAGTAATGTTTTTAGATTTTTTGGAAAAGAGGGAAGAAACGACCGATAGCATAACGCTTACGGATGAAGAAAAGATATTCTTAAAGGTATTCGGGATAGATTCAGAGCAGCCAGCGGCAGCTATGAGGGAAGCGACGTACTTTACATGTATTAAGCAGTTATCGGAAGCGGTAGCAAAAACGCCGCTTTACCTGGTGCAAGACACAGAAAACGGAATAAGAAGGGCAACAGAAGAAAGACTAAACGAACTGTTAAGCCTTCGCCCTAACCCATACATGACAGCTATTGACATGTGGAAGGCGGTAGAAGCCACCAGGCAGCACGAAGGTATTAGCGCGATTGCGAAGCAGTACGGAAGAAACGGAGAAATAGAAGCGCTGTACCCGTGTACGGTGGAAGGAATCACGGTAGACGACGCGGGGTTATTAAAATCGAAGCTTAGGCACAAGGCTTTAGTAGATTACAGGATTGTAGGCAGCAGCTTTACAGATTCCGGCTTTTATGAAGACTTGCTTATATTCAAGGGCTTTACAATGGACGGAATCAACACAAAACCGATTAGGGAAATTGTGAAAGGCACGATAGAAGGGCAGATAAAGGCGCAGAATTACCTTAATACGCTGTACGATAACGGGCTTACTAATAAGCTGGTAGTACAGCTTACGTCTGACATTAAGGACGAAAAAGAGTTAAGGAAGACGCAAGAGAAATTCGGGCGGCTTTACAGCAAAGGGAAACGTATTTTTACAGTCCCGGCGGGCTTTAGTGTGCAGCCTATCAATTTGTCACTGGCGGACGCGCAGTACGAACAGATTAGAAGAATGTCTATAAGCCAGATAGCGGCGCTTTTTGGTATCAAAATGCACCAGCTTAACGACCTTAAGGACACTAATAATAATTCCCTGGAACAGCAGCAATTAAGCTTTTTAATTGACACACTGTTAATACTGTTTGAATCCATAGAACAGGAAACTACATGGAGCGCATTAACAAAAGAGAAACGGGACAAGGGCTACAAAACGCGTTTTAATACGAATGTGATTTTGAGGACTTCGGCAGAAACACAGCAAAAGATACTTTGTGCTTATGTTTCTAATGGAATCTACACCCCAAACGAAGCAAGGTTAGAACTACAGCGCCAGAAGCTGGCGGATGGGGATGAACTAATAGTAAATGCCGGAGTTTTGAAGCTAAAAGACATAGGCAAAAAAGAAGAAGGGAGCGGGAGCAATGCCAACGAATAGAGGAACGGAAGGAGAAAGCCCGGAAATTCGTAATTACTGCCGGAAGTGCCAGGGAATCGCCCTGGAAGTAAGAGCGGCAGCAGAGGGAGAAGACAGCCGGACAATCGGCGGATATGCAGTTAAATACAATACCCCTGTTTTGATAGTAGACCGCTGGGGCGACAAATATTTAGAGGAAATCGCGGCGGGCTGCTTCGACGAAAGCTTAAATAGCTGTAAAGAAGCGGGGAAAGAGATAAAAGCCTTATGGAATCACGATACAAGCAGACCGTTAGGAAGCACAAAAACCGATACTTTACGCTTCAATACGGCAGATACCACAGGGTTAGCGTATGACATTGATTTACCTAACAATACCTGGGGAAATGACGTAAAAGAGAGCGTACAGCGCGGGGATGTAGACGGTAGCAGTTTCGGCTTTATCTGCCAGGAAGACAGGTGGAGCAAAGTAGTACATGAAGGCGAAGAAATTTACAAAAGAAGCGTAGTAAAAGCGGCGCTGCTGGAAGTAAGCCCTTGCACATTCCCGGCTTATGACAGTTCAGAAATTAGCTGTAGAAGCTTTGAGAAGGTAAAAGAAGAAGCAAAAGAAGAAAAGAGATTAGAAAAATTAAAAATGGAAGCCCGGCTTATGCAGCTTAGGGAAGAAAACGAAAAGGAGTTTTAAGAAATGACAGTACAGGAAATCAGAGAGTTAATCGGAAAGAAAACAGAGGAGATTAACGGCTACCTGGAAAGCCGCGACGCGGATAAGGCAGAAGCGGCATTAGAGGAAAAAAGAAGATTGCAGCGCTTACTTGCTGTAAGAGAAGCAGAAGACGACGAGGAAAAAGAGGAATTAAGAGGGCAGAAGCACAAGAAAGAAGAAAAGCGTACAGCTTCCGCGGTAAGTGAGTTAAGAGCAGCCGTTAAATTTGCACTTAAAGGCAACGAAGCACTTACAGAAGAAGAAAGAGCCGCCGTTACTATCGACAATAACGCCGCGATCCTTCCGGAACAGTTTGTAAATGACATCCAGGTATTGCGCGAGGGATTCCCGAGCCTTAAGGAACATTGCCACATTGTACGTGCAACTTCAAACCATGGAAAAATGCCTTTTGCAAAGATTGGCGGCAAAAAGCTTACTAAGTACAAATCTGGAACAAAATTAACCGGAGAAGCAGCGAATACAGAGGATATTAACTACAATATCGAGAACTACGGTGCGTTAGTTCCGATTGCAAACGACTTACAGGAAGACGAAGCCGTTAATATCGTCCAGGATGTTATTAAGCCGGATTTTGCGGAAGCGGGCGTTAACAGCGAAAACGACGAGATTTTACAGATTGTCGAAGCAAACGCGGTAGACAAATCTACAGGTGTTACTGACTGGCGCGGCGTTAAGAAGGTAATCGACGGCGTATTACCGACACTTCGCGCAAAGACTGTAGTTATCACAAACCTTACAGGTTATGTATATTTGCAGTCCCAGGAAGATAAGAACGGTAGAAACCTGGATTTAGTAAAGACCGTAAACGGTAAAGACTACTTCCAGAACCGCCAGCTTATCACTTTGAGCGACGAAGAGGTAACAGCAAGCGCGACCGGGAAGGTAGTATTTTACGTGGTTAACCTGTATGCACTGGTTAAGTTCTTTGAAAGAAAGGGCTACACAGTGTCTACAGATAAGTCTGTATTCTTTGAATCTGATGAAACAGCGCTTAAGGTACAGGAACGCTTTGACTGTGAGAAGTTGGACGACAGGGCAGACTTCAAGGTAGAATTTACCCCGGCTGCCTAATGCGTCCCGGAAGAGGTAGGAAATGGCAGCAGAATTATTAACGCTTGAACAGGCGAAGAATTATTTAAGGGTAAGCTACGACGAAGACGACGAGGAAATAAGCGGGCTTATTTTGACAGCCGAAGCCTATATAGATGGTTGCGTAGGCACTGGATATAAGGACAAGGCGAACTATGAAAACGACGAAGAATACGAAAAAGGGCGGAGAATCGCCGCCCTTCTTCTAAAGAAAATCGTAAGCGATATGTACGAAGTGCGTTCTACTACGGTAGGAAGTAACACAAAAACCGATAATATCACAAAAACCATATTAGACAAGCTGGCGAATGTGGGGGCGTGATTATGTATTTAGTAATTCAAAAGCGTAAAAAGACAGTAGAAAAAGGAAGACCAGTAGAAACCTGGGAAGACTATCATAAGTGCTGGTGTGATGTAAAGAGCCTGTACGGAAAAGAGTTATATAGCGCCCTGGAAGCAAAATTAGAAAACGTAGTAAATTTTGAAACCAGGTTTTGCTTAAAATTGGAAGCCTTAAATACAAAGGAATACCGGGTTAAATGGGGCGAAAGGATGTTTAACATTATCGCGGCAGACTACGGAAAGTATAACCGTAGAAAAATCGTGATAAAGGCACAGGAAATAGTATGAGCTTTGATATTTCAATGGAGTTTTTAGGGCTGAATGAAATGCAGAAGGAAATAGAAAGACTTTCTACGGAATCGGAACTAAAGGCACTAAACAAGAAAATCATAAAACGGGCTGGCGAAATCGGCTTACAGGAAGCGGAAGGACAGATACGGAAGAAAGCATACAGTAGTAACCCTATGAAATCCGGCAGAAAAGGCAGCAGAACCGGACAGCACGCGGCGGACAATGTACCGAAGAAGGGAACGACGCAAAGCGGGAATTACGGAGAACTGGTGGGATGGGACAGGGGCGATACTTCCCCGTTCTTTTATATGAAATTCCATGAATGGGGTACGACCATGCACAAGCCTAAACATTTTATGTTAGACGCAGCAAGACCGACATACCAGGCGCTAAAGGAAATTGCAGAAGAAGAATACGAAAAGACATTAAAAGAAAAGCTGGGGGAATAAGCATGGCACTTTTGAGCGAAGAAGAAAAAGAACAGCTTAATAGAGTTCTGGCGGAATACCCCAACAGTGAAGACCTGGACTTAACCGAATTTATAGCGGAAGTGATAGGGATAACAGGGGTACACACGGAAGAAGGCTGGTATAACCAGAATATAAACGATACACACATAACATTTTATTTTATGAGTGATGAAGATATAGATTTTAGTGAAGACACAAACGAAAACGAAGAATATTACATACAGGTTGATATATGGAGTAAAGAAGACTGCTTGAAGTTGAAAAAGAAGGTTAAGAAGCTGCTGAAAAAGGCGGGCTTTACCTATTTTACCGGAAACGACCAGTACGAAGTAGAAACAGGAATCTACCATAAAGCAGCGCGCTTTTACTTTTCTATGAATGTGGAAGGAGAAAATTAAAACATGGCAACAGTAAAGGAAAATAAAGAAACCATTACCAGAAGCCGCCTGGTAGGCTTAAAAGACATTTGCGTAGCAGCAGTCACAACGAACGACGAAGACGTATACGCGGCGGACGTACCCGTAAGACTTGCTAAGGCAATCGCAGCAACTGTAAAAGATACCTTTAGCGTCGAGTATACCTACAGCGACGACGAGGTAGAAGACACCGTAGAGACATACGAAAAAACAGAAATCGAATTAGAGGTAAACAGATTAACGCCGGGAGACTATGCGTTACTGTTTGATACTCTTTATAAATACGGCTTCCTGGCAAAAGCGGAAGGGGATAAGGCAAAAGAAGTAGCGTTAGGCTTCCGGGCAAAACAGGGGAACGGCAAGTACGAATTTAGCTGGTACTATTGCGGAAAAGCGGAACACCCGGACGTTACATACGAAACGGTTAAGGATAAAAAGACAGCCCAAACAATTAAGATTACCTTCACTTTCTACGCCAGAAAGAAAGAAGATACTATAGAGGGAGAAAAAAAGAAGCTTTACGCCCTTATCGTGGACGAAAGTAATTTACTGGAAGAACATACGACAGCAAAAGAAGCTATCGCTGCATGGTTTAGCGAAGTCCAGGAGTATAAGGAAGTACCGAAAGCAGCAAGCGAAACAGGACACTAAAAAAAGCGAGGGTGTCAGAATCTGACACCCTTTACAGAAAGGGCTATATTATGAAAATCAGCTTAAACAATAAGGAATACGAAAGCGGAAAAATCACAAGAGAAAAATATAAAAAATTTGCGGAAGTATACGAAAGCCTGTTAGGAAAAGAAAAAACCGCACAGACATTTAGCGACGACGACTTAGACCGCATGGTAGAAGCGATTGTACAGGTTTTTGGGAATCAGTTCACTTTTGAGGAAGCAGACGACGGCTTAGACGAAATCAGCAGCATTATTCTTAATTTCTCACTTATCAACGCGGAAATTATGAATAATACCAACATCCAGGCAGAGGAAACCGCAAAGACCTTAAAGACAAATATTATTACCGTAGGCGGTAAAGAGTACGAAAGCGGAAAAATCGGGCGAAAGAAATACCGGGCGTTTAGGGAAGTATACGACGACCTGGTAACACCGGAAAAGCAGACATACACAGACGACGACTTAGACCGCATGGTAAAAGCGATTGTAGAAATCTATGATAATCAGTTTACTTTTGAGGAAGCAAACGCGGAACTTGCGGACGTATCACAGATTATTTTTAACTTTGCGCTTATCAATGCGAATATTATTAAGCGTTTGGCAGAACAGGCGAAAGACGCAAAAAAAAATTTGAGTTCACAAGTTTAATTGATACCTGTATCAAATGCGGCGGGAAACTTAAGCATTTCTACAGTATCACGACATACGCTTACAGGCGGTACATACAGCTTATGGAGTTGATAAGCAAAACCGAAGACGAAAACGACTTATTATACCTGTATTCTGCTGTTATCAGAATAGTGTTTAATGACAGGATAGAGGAAGAAGAAATAGAACAACTGGACGTAGCAGAAGTTATTAGTACATTTAAGGCGGTAGCCGAAATCGTGGACGCTTCCGTAAATGAAAAGATACGGAACATAAGCGACCTTTTGAACGGCAGCCAGCAAGTAGAAGACCAGGGTAGCGCCTTCGACGAATACGACCGGGAAAATGGTTATATCGAGGAACGTTCCCAGGAAGAAATATGGAAAACGTACAGAAACGCCCTGGATAATATTTTACAGATATGTATTAAGAATATGCGAAACAGTTATAAGGACTGTTTAGAATCGGACTTAAGCGACCTTTTGGACTACGTTGTATTTCAAGTCGAATATGACAGAGAAACGCAAGCGAAGGAGTAAGTTATATAAATGGCTGGTGCTAGTCTACGAATAGGGGCTAATACAAGCGAGTTTACCAGTCAAATGAAGTCAATGCTTACGCAAATGAAGCTTGTAACCAGCGAATACAAAGTAGAAGCGGCACAGGCGAAGGCGTTAGGCAGCCAGACCGATTTACTTAAGGCTAAACAGACGGAGTTAACGGCTAAGATAAAGCTACAGACGGACGCTATTAAGCTTCAACAGACAAACCTTACGACACAGAAGCAGAAGCTTACAGAATTACAGGCAACAGGGCAGAAGTTAAAAGAGAAGGTAGCGGAACTTACCGAAGCATACAAGGAAAGCGTTAAGGAGACAGGTAAAGACAGCGAAGAAAGTAAAAAATTAAAGGCACAGCTAGACGAAACGAAAGAAGCACATGCAAAGGCTGAAAACGCAGTTAAGAAACAGGAAGACGCGATAGCAAAAAATACTATTAAAGTCAATGAATCGCGAGCAGCCTTAGCAGACCAACAAACAGAACTAAAACGAACCGAAGAAGAATTAAACAGCACAGGTAAGAAATGGACGGTTTTCGGACAGGAAATAACAGCAGCCGGAAACAACATGGACGAAACCGGGAAGAAAACGGTAAGCCTGGGCGATATTATAAAAGCTAATTTAATATCCAGCGCTATCATAAATGGCGTTAAAGCCCTGGCTAATGGCTTAAAGACACTTGCGACGGCAGCAGTTGGCGTAGGTTCGGATTTTGAAAGCGGAATGAGCCAGGTAGCGGCTACTATGGGAATCACGACAGAGGAAATAGCAGCCGGAAGCGAAGAATTTGACAAATTGCAGAAAGCGGCGAAGAAAGCGGGAGCAACTACGCAGTTTTCTGCAACACAGGCAGCAGAAGCACTTAACTATATGGCGCTTGCCGGATATGACGCGGACAAGTCCATAGAGACGTTACCGACAGTCCTTAACCTTGCAGCAGCCGGGGGAATGGATTTAGCGACAGCTTCCGATATGGTTACGGATAGCATGAGCGCACTAGGGGACGCAGCCGGGACTACGGAAGGCTTCGTTGACAAAATGGCGAAGACTTCGCAGAAAAGTAATACAAACGTACAGCAGTTAGGCGAAGCGATTCTAACGGTAGGCGGAACTGCTAAGAACCTGGCGGGCGGCGTGGTCGAAATGAATACCGTATTAGGTATTTTCGCAGATAACGGCGTAAAGGGAGCAGAAGGCGGAACGGCGTTACGAAATGTAATTCTAAGCCTTACAGCGCCTACAGATAAAGCTAAAAAGCAAATGGAAGCGCTGGGCTTACAGGTATTCGACGCAAACGAGAACATGCGCCCGTTAAATGAAACCTTTAACGACCTTAACGGAATCCTGGGAACAATGACCCAGGGAGAACAGACAGAAGTACTTAATAGTATCTTCAATAAAGTAGACCTTAAGAGCGTAAACGCTTTGCTGGCAAACAGCGGGGAGCGCTTCGACGAGTTAAGCGGCTATATTTCAGACTGTGACGGTGCAGCGGCAGATATGGCGGCTACAATGAACGACAATTTACAGGGAAAAGTTACGATACTGAAAAGCGGGCTAGAAGGCTTAGGAATCGCAGCTTATGAGAAATTCAAAACACCACTTACGAACGCGGTAGAAAATATAACGGAAGTTATCGGGCAGCTACAGACCGATTTAACGGACGGCAGCTTAAGCGGAGCATTAGAGAAGATAGCTACAGGCTTCGGAAATATGGTAGAAAAAGCAAGCGAAATTGTAGCGGCTATTCTGCCTACACTTCTGGAAGGACTGGGCTGGATTGCAGATAACGGCGAAACGATAGTAAGTGTATTAGCTGGAATCGGCGCGGGCTTTGCGGTTTTCAAGGTGGCGACACTGATAAATACCGTAATTACAGCTATGCAAGGATTTAAGGCAGCCGTGGCGGCAGCGCAAGTAGTACAGGCGTTAATGAATGTAACCATGGCGGCAAATCCGATTATTTTAGTCGTAACCCTTATAGCGGTTCTGGTGGCTGCTATCGTTGGATTTATCGCAACAAATGAGGACGCGCGGGCAGCGCTTGTAAATGTTTGGGAAGCTATCAAGACTGCTATAGGAACAGTAGTAGAAAAAATCGTAACATTTTTTACAGAGACGATACCAAACGCATTTAATAAAGTTATCAACTTTGTAAAAAGTAATAATTGGCAAGGGCTTTTGCTGCTTCTTGTAAATCCGTTCGCGGGAGCGTTTAAACTTCTGTACGATAATTGCGAAGGATTTAGAAACATTATTAACAACCTGGTAGAGCAGATAAAAAGTGCGTTTAATGGCGTGGTTAATTTTTTAAAAGAATTACCTAGCAAAATCTGGAACGCTATTATAAGCACTGTAGACGCTATACGCGAGTGGGCGTTAGGGCTTAGAACAGCAGCAGAAGAAGGAATAACCCAGCTTGTAACGAATGTCGTTACGTTCTTTTCAGAATTGCCGAACAAAATCGCTTACGTTATCGGTTTTTGTTTAGGCTATATTATAAAATTCGGAATTGATTTATACACCTGGGCTACGACGAAAATACCGGAATTTGTAAACAGTGTCGTAATATTCATGCAGCAGTTACCGGGCGAAATCTGGAACGCTATTATAAGCACAGTACAGAAAGTTGCGACCTGGGGCGAGAATATGAAGACCCAGGCGGTAACAAAAACGACCCAGCTTATAACAAATGTGGTTAGCTTCATGCAGCAGTTACCGGACAAAATCTGGAACGCTATTATAAGTGCGGTACAGAAAGTAACGACCTGGGGCGAACAAATGAGAAGCCAGGCGGTAACGGCAGCAACAAACTTACTGAATCAGACAATTACTACATTGTCGCAGTTGCCGGGTAAGGTCTGGAACGCTATTGTAGGCGCTGTACAGCAAGTCGTAAACTGGGGAACACAGTTAGCGGCAAAAGGAACGGAAGCAGCTAAGGGGCTGTATAACGCTGTGGTAAACGGTGTAAGCAGCTTGCCTAGCAAAATGGCGGAGATAGGAAGTAATATTGTTTCGGGAATCTGGAACGGAATAAGCAGCGGCTGGGACTGGCTGACCGGAAAGGTTAAGAGCCTGGCAAAAAGCTTATTAGACGGAGCAAAGGACGCTTTAGGTATTCATTCGCCGTCAAGATTGTTTAGGGATTTAGTAGGTAAGATGATACCGCAAGGTATCGGGGTAGGTATTACGGCAGAAATGCCAACGCTACAGAGTGACTTGAAAGAAGAATTACAGGGCATGACAACTAAGGTAGCGGCAGAGGTTAACCCGGTAACGGCGGTAAAGAATACGGCTAAAATTTCTACTATCGGCGGAGAGGTAAGCACAAAGCAAATTGCAAAGGATAGGGATATTACAGTTATTGTATATACCACAAATACAACGACCTTAGATAAGAAAGTGATTGCTAAGGAAGTGAAGAAAGAAGTAGTTAAGGGAATCACGAAAGACCAGAACGACAAGGATAAGACGAAAGGGGCGGCATAATGCGGGCAACATTCCATATTTTCTATAATGGCGAATCATGCAAGGATGTAGGGTTAAGCGTAGTAAGCCGCCCTACTATCCCTGTACCGGAACGGGAATACGACACCATAAAGGTAGAAGGACGTGACGGAGAATTACATAGGGATAAGAAAACGTACAAAGATATAGAAATACCGATAGAATTTAACTTTGTATCAAAAACGCCGGACGTATGGGCGCAGGATTTAAGGAAAGTCAAAAAGTGGCTGTACAGCGGGAAAGATAAAAGGCTGATATTTAGCGACGACCCGGAGTATTACTATAAAGTCAAAAAGGCAGTAATGGGAGATACAGAAAGAACGGCGAAGCGCAAGGGAAAATTTGAAATTGTTTTCACATGTGAAAGCTATATGTATCGGGTAGACGGACAGGACGAAAAAGAAATAGGGGAATATTTATATAACCCCTATATGGAATCACAGCCAGTATATAAGATATACGGCAACGGAGAAATAACCCTGGAAGTAAACGGAAACCAGGTAACAGCAGAAGTGACGGAGCAGCTAAACATAGACACGAAGTTAGAAATATGCTACAACGCAGCGAATGAGATTAGCAACGCGGCACTTACCGGGAAGTACGAAGGGCTTTACTTGAAAGAAGGGGATAATAATTTTAAATACACAGAGGGCTTTAAGGTGGTGTTAGTCCCTAACTGGCGGGAATTATGATAGAAGTATATAAAAGCACTAATACAAGTTATCAAAAGAACGGAGATATAACACTTACGCCCTTAGAATGTGTATTTGAATGGGGGTTAGACGGAATCTGTCAGATAGAACTAACCCACGAATACGACGACCTGGGGCGCTGGGAATACCTGGTTAATGACAATGTTATAGCAGCACCTACACCGTATTCAGATAAGCAGCTATTTAGAATATACAAAAGAGAAAAGAGCGACGACGAAGTAACAGTATATGCAAGGCATATATATTACGACAATTTAGGTAACTATCTGGTTGATGTGCGCCCGACGAACAAAAACGGACAACAGGCACTTGATATTATATTTAGCGGTACGAAGTTTAAACCCCATAGCGATATAACGACGGAAAATACGGCTTATTATGTCAGAAAGAACATAGTAGAAGCAATCGCGGGCGACGACGAAAACAGCTTTATAAATCGCTGGGGCGGGGAACAACTGTACGATAATTACGATATTTATATCATGCGGCAGATAGGAAACGATAAAGGCGTTAGGGCAGAGTTCGGGCATAATCTGGAAGCAATCGAAGAAAGCGTAAGCGACGAAGATATAGTAACTAGAATTATTCCGGTAGCTTATAACGGGTACGTCCTGGAAGGGGCGAAACCGTGGGTAGACAGTCCCAAAATAGGGAACTATGCAGAGATAAAAGGCGCAGTAATAAATTTTGATGAAATTAAGCTACAGCAAGATTGCAGTGAAGGCGAAACGGGCTACGCTGATTTAACGGCGTTAAGGGCGGCACTTATAAAAGCATGTAACGAGGAATATAAAAAGGGAATCGACGAACCTACAGTTAATTACACGGTTAATATGGTGGAATTAGCAAATACGGTAGAATATGAAGAATATAAGCAGCTGGAAAGCGTAGAAGTAGGCGATACGATAACTTGTAGGCACAAAGGAATAAAGATAGAGGTAAAGGCGCGCTGTATTCGTGTTAAATGGAACTGCATAACAAAAGAAAACGAGGAAGTAGAGTTAGGGAACTTCTTAGAAAACTATTTTGATAAGACAAGCAGCAGCATACAGCGGGCGACGGCTTCTATAGAAGGGGCAAATAGCCAGGCTTTAGCAGCGAAGGAAGTAGCGGAAAAGGCAGCGAAAGAAGCAGCCAGCGCCCAGACGGCAGCAGAAACAGCCCAGGGAAAAGCGGAAACGGCAGCCAGGACAGCCAGTACGAAGGCACAGGAAGCCCAGACGGCGGCGGAAGTGGCAAGTAACCAGGTATCTTTAGCGGCAGACCAGGCGACAGCGGCTAAGGAATACGCGGCGGCAGCAGAAGCGGCAAAGACTGGAAGCGAAAAGGAAAAGACAGCAGCCGGAGAATATGCAGCCCAGGCAGAAAGTAAGGCGAAGGAAGCCCAGGGAGCAGCCGGAGTAGCAACAGCACAGGCAACGGCAGCGGGAGAACATGCAGACGCGGCAGCTAAAGAAGCCCAGGCAGCAGCCAACGCCCAAGCGGCAGCAGAAACAGCCAAGGGGAAAGCGGAAACAGCAGCGGGGACAGCCAGCCAGGAAGCCCAGGTAGCTACAGCAGCAAAGACAGCAGCCGCCACAGCCCAGGGAAAGGCAGAGACGGCAGCCAGTACGGCGACAAAACAGGCACAGGCAGCAGCCAGAGCAAAGACGGCAGCAGAAAGCGCCCAGGGGAAAGCAGAAGCAGCCGAAGGTAAAGCTACAACAGCCCGAACGGCGGCAGAAACAGCCCAGGGAAAAGCCGAGACAGCTAGGGGAGCGGCGGAAGCAGCCCAGACAGCGGCAGAGAACGCTAAGGCAGCAGCCGCCACAGCCCAAGGAAAAGCAGAGACGGCAGCTAGTACGGCGGCAAAACAGGCACAGGCAGCAGCCAGAGCAAAGACGGCAGCAGAGACAGCCCAGGGAAAAGCAGAAACGGCAGCTAGGACAGCCAGTACGAAGGCACAGGAAGCCCAGACAGCGGCGGAAACGGCAGCAGCCGGGGGCGAAAATGCACAACACTATTACGAATTAACTAAGGAACTATACGACAATGCAAGCATACAGGCGGGACAAAGTAGCGAAGCCTGGTTAGACTTGTCTTATGTAAATAATTGCTATTTGAGCGAGTAAGGACGGTGCAAAGTGGTAGTAGGAAGGCTAGTATTTGACTTCGCCCGTCACAGCGTAGAAAAGACTATAAGGGTTAAACAGTTTGATAGTGAAACGCGAAACCTGTTAGTAGTGCTGCTGAATGACGGCGAACCTTACGAAATGCCGGAAGGGGCAATAGTAAGGATTGAGTGTAGGAAGTCCGACGGGGAAGAAATCTTAAACGATTGTACTTACGTCGAAAATCTGATAACAGCAGAGATTACCGAACAAATGACAGCCGCCGCCGGATATGCAGAGTGCGCTATAAGCGTCTACGAAAAGGAAAGCTATATAGCTTCCTGGACTTTTAATATAAAGGTAGATACGGCGGTAATCGTAGGCGATAAGATAGCCAGTACGATAGAGTACAAGGCAATCATAAACGCATTACAAGAAGTGGAAAAATCAAAAGATACCGTAGAAGAAGCGACTATTTTAGCTGCTACAGCTATGAAAACGGCAAACGATACTATAGGAATCGCGAACCAGGTTAAGGAAGAAGCGACGGCAGCGGCAGCAGCCAGCAAGGAAGCCGTAAAGGTAGCGACGGCAGCAGCAGAACAGGCGCAGAATTACAAAGGACTAATAGAGGACATTTATAACAATATTGATAAGCTTAACGATTTTGCGGAAGAAGCGTGGTTAGATAAATCATACTTAGGAAGCGGGTACTTAAGCGAAACAACGGAATAAGGAAGGCGGGAGATTATGCGGAATATGCCTAAAGTAATCGGAACAGGGAAAGACATTTATAACCTGTTAGGAATGGTACAGGCTGGCACACTGGAAGCAGCAGAGTTAAGGGAAGTGATTAACGGAATTGAAGAAGAAAAGTATATCTTTGTTCCGGTAGTCGAAATTTCAGAGGACAAAAGATACATTACTACTAACTATCTGGCAGAAGCGGAAAAGGGCGCTAAGGTATTGTGTGAAGGCAAGGAATACACAATTAAAAGCGTAGAGCATGTAGCGGTTGAGCAGCAGAGCCAGAAAGAAGACACGGGAGAAGCAAAAGAGGAAAAGAAGACGGTAATAGGAGTTAACGCCGACCTGGAAACAACAGCAGAAAAAGTAGGGGTAGAAAGCCCGGTAAATATCTTAGACACTTTGGGAATTACCCAGGGAGAATTAGACAGTATCAAAGGAGTGTTAGCAAGATATGAGTAGATTTTTAAGTAATGATTTTATTAACAAAGACCCGCGGGCAAAACTTACGGTTGCGAAAATGGCAAATATTGGCGACCTGGTAACACCTTCGGCGGAATATTTAACCGCTTCCGGGCTTACGTCACTTACGGTAACGGCTGGGTGCGTGGTTACGGTCGGAAGTACAGGAGTATTCAAAACGGACGCTACAGTACTTAGTACCGGAAACCTGGACGCTGGTAGTGCGTTTGTGGTGGGAAAAGATTACTATGTTTATATTTGCGACCCTGGTAGCGAAGACCTGGACGAAGTATACAAAATCAGCCTTAATAGCACATACCCAGACGGCTACAATGCAGAGACAAGCCGTAAAATCGGCGGCTTCCATTATGGAAGAGTAAGACAGGTAAGCAGTAAGCTTATTCCTATCAATACTGCCGGAGCGGAGAAAGGCAGCGGCTGGGAATCTAATGTAGCGTCCGGTATCGTTCCGCGTTCTGTATGGACGTTAAAGCACCGCCCGAAATGCAGCCCGGAAGGCATGGTATACGCTGGCGGCGGCTTGTGGGTGGATATTTACTTAGCGTCTAGTAATGGAGTAGGCGGCGTGAAATCAGCGTACAATGCAACACCGCTTACAGGAACGGAAGGACATAACAGCTATGACTTTATCGACCTGGGCTTAAAATCCGGTAAGCGCTTGTTATCTTATTCGGAATGGCAGCAAGCAGCATACGGCAGCCCACAGGGAGCAGACGGCAATAATACGAACGCCTGGGCGGCTACAACGAATACCGCCAGAACTACGACAGGTAAAGTAGTTAATGCTGTATCTGCTATCGGTTGCGTAGATTGCGTAGGTAATGTGTGGGAATGGCTGGACGAATTAAGCTACAGATACGACGGTACACAGTCCTGGAGTTGGAAGGACGTATTAGGCGCTGGAAACGGACAGGCATACACAGAAGGAACTTACGGACTTGTTCGCCTTCTCGCGGGTGGCTACTGGAACAACGGCGTTTTCGCTGGCTGCCGCGCTGTCAACTGTGCCAATTGCCCTTGGGTTGTCAACGCTGGCATTGGCGCGCGCTTCGGCTGTGACAGTCTGTAATCTGTTTTGTGCGGGCGGAAGCCCGCACACGCGGTAAAAATTTAAGGCAAATTTCCAGGATATAGGAAACAATGAGGAACGGCGACACAAAACAAAATAGCTGTGATATAATCGCAAATCAGAGGAAGGGCGATTATATGAAAAGCAATTTAGAGATACAAGAAAAGCTGTACGATTTTATAAAGTACATATACCCGGTACTAAGACAATATCCGAAAAGTGAAAAGTTTTCGCTACAGAAAGATACTAAAAATTGTATCATGGATATTTTACGGTACATCATTAGAGCCGGGAAAAGCACGACGAAGAAAAAGCTTTTATACGACGCGGATGTAGAATTAGTGATTTTACGGTATTATATCAGAATCGCCTACGACCAGGAGTACATAAGCGGGCATACATACGGAGTAGCCGCGAAGAAATTAACGGAAATAGGAAAAATGTTAGGCGGCTTCATTAAATCAGTACAAAATTAAGAATATGGGCTATACGTTGCTTCGCCTTCTCGCGGGTGGCAACTGGAACAACGGCGTTATCGCTGGCTGCCGCGCTGTCAACTGTAACAATTACCCTTGGAATGTCAACGCTAACATTGGCGCGCGCTTCGGCTGTGACTTATGAACTTTTCAGACTTAGCAAGCTACGGCTTACTAGCAAGGACTATTTACATATAGTCAGAACGTATAGCCCGTCCTGGGACTACTAGGCAAACATAAAAAAGGACGCTTCCGGTTAGTAGCGAGAGCGAAGGGCGGAAGCGGAAACGGCAGAAGATGAAACGAAGTAACATAGGAATAAAGGATATAGCGACCTTTGAAAATGCAGAAGACGCATACAGGAAGGCGCGAAAGTGCAAAAGATACCGGGAAGAAGTGCTAAGGTTCACGGATAACCTGGAAGAAGAATTATACGACCTGGTGGCAGATCTGGAAGCTGGAACATACCGACAAGGGGAAGCCCGGCGCTTTGTAGTGTATGAACCGAAGAAGCGGGACATATACGCGCTACCATTTAGGGACAGAGTAGCACAGCACATGATAAACAATAAAATAGAACCGATTGTAGAAAGACGGTTTTATTATCATAGCTACGCATGTAGAACGGATAAGGGTATGCACAAAGCGGCAGATTACGCCCAGGAGTGCATAAGAAACCTATCCTTTGAAGGAAAACAGGTTTATATATTAAAAGCGGATATACACAAATATTTCAATAGTGTAGACCACGAAGTACTAAAGCAAATATTAAGCGGGATTTTCAAAGACAAAGACCTATTAAATCTGCTTTACTACATTATCGACAGCTACGGGGAAGACGGGCGCGGGCTTCCGGTGGGAAACTTATTAAGCCAGCTTTTCGCAAACCTGGTATTAAATGAATTAGACAACTTCGTAAAACATGAATTGAAGGAAGATAAGTATACACGCTACATGGATGATTTTGCAATAGTTAGCAATAGCCGGGAACACCTGGTAGAAGTGTTACAAAAGATAGACGCATTTTTAGGCGAGCGGCTTAAGCTTACCTTAAATCCGAAAACGCAGATAATCAACGCTAAGAATGGCTTTGATTTTTGCGGGTATCGTATTTACAAAGATTACCGGAAGATAAGGAAGCGCAGCCCTAAGCATATAAGGGCAGTTATCAAAGCCTACAGAAGCGGAAAAATAACAAAAGAAAAATTGCTTATGAAATATGCAAGCTGGGAAGGACACGCGAAACACGCGGACACTTACAGGCTACGCATGAAGATTAAAGGGCAAATAGAAGCAGAAATTAAGAAAAAGGAGTTAATAGGAAATGGCAGTATTACGCCGGATAATTAACAGAATCAGAAGCCAGAGGGAAGAAGACGAAGTACAGGCTACGAACGTAGCACGTTATGACCTGGACGTAGTAGAGGTACAGAGCAGCATAATAGCAGACCTGGTAGAAGTAAATAGGCTGTTGCTGGAAGAATTAGAGAACTATAGGAGCATGGAAGACGAAGATAAGCAGTTACTAATGATGATAGAAGACATAAAAGAAGGTCGCGAAGACCTGGAACGGATGTTAGAGCCGTAGGAAGGAGTTAGTAAGGCTTGAGTAGTGAATTTTGGATAGGCTTACTTATTCAGTTAGTTGTGTACGGGGTGTCTATCGGCGCGATATACGGGACAATTAAGACCAGACTTAATTATATCGAAGCGAAATTAGACAAGCACAACAACGTAGTAGAAAGGGTGTACAAATTAGAAAAAGACCAGGCGGTACTTGATGAAAAACAGGAAGTAGCAAACCACAGAATTAAAGACCTGGAAGGCTTAAGCGCACAGTGAGAGCAAAGAAGCGGGAATTTAAGAAAAAGGTAGTTTTAAGCACTGGTTCAATATTTGTATGCACTTGCATAGTAGCCCTTATATTTTCATGGAACGAAAAGCCTACAGAAGTATTTACTTACATAATTCCGACAGCCGGGGGCGTGTTCGGCGCTGCTGTAATATGGTATCTGAAAGCGGTACAGCTTGAAAATGGTATAAAAATACAGCTAGGTATGATAAAAAAACTTATCGACCTAGGCGAAGAAAATCCGGCGGAAGAAATCAAAGAAAGAACCATACAAAAGATGAAGGATAAAACAGAAGCACTTATAGACGAAACGTTAGAGCCAACGGAAATACAGAACTTTTAGAGGTGCGAAGTATGGAGATTTTGAAATTGATTCTTGAAAACTGGTTAATTTTCGTAATTGTGGTTGTTTTACTGGGGCTTACCGTATATGCGGTATTGCGTTTTTTGAAACTCACACCACAGCAGCAGTTAGATAAAATTAGAATCGCGCTGCTGTACATGGTTACGGAAGCGGAAAAGGAGTTAAAGAGAAAGACCGGACAGGTAAAAAGGGCTATGGTATGGGACTGGCTTGTAGAAAGATTCCCGATTATTACCCTGTTTATTACGGAAGAAAAATACGACGAACTGTTAGACGAAGCATTAGAAAAGTTTAAGAAAATGCTAGAATCAAACAGCAGCTTATACGACTATGTGTATAATACGGTTACGGTTTCGGATGAAGATACAGAAGACGACATTTTAAGAAAAATCACAGAGGGAGCATAAGAAACATGAAGATTTTACTTATTAGCGGACACGGAGCGGGCGACCCTGGCACTGTATCACAGTTCGGAAAAGAAGCAGACGAGACTATCTACATGGTCGAGGAAATTAAGAAGACTTTGAGTGCATACGCCCAGGTGGATTTATACCCGACGGAAAGAAACGCATACAAAGACGCAAAAGCCGGAAAACTGGCGGTTGACTTCGGAAACTATGGTTATGTGTTGGAAGTACATTTTAATTCCGGGGCAGCAGACCTTAAAGGAAACGGACGGACGACAGGTACGGAGATTTTTGTAACTACAGCGGAAAAGACGGTAGGGGTAGAAACAAAAATAGTACAGAGTATCGCAGCACTGGGCTTTAAGAGCCGCGGAGTTAAAAGAACGAATTTTACAGTAATCTACAGAGCGAAAGCGGCGGGCGTATCGTCTGCACTGCTGGAAGTATGCTTTATTGATGATAAGGACGATATGAGCGTATACGCAGCAAAGAAAGCACAGATTGCAGCAGCCGTAGCTAATGCTATCGCGGTACAGTTCGGCTTAAAGAAGGGAAACCAGGCAGCACCAGTAGCAAAGGAAATTAAAGCCGGAAGCATTGTTACAATTAAAAGCGGCGCGGTATATGGTGGCTTATCTTCTACCAGAGGTAAGGCAGTACCAGCGGCACAGATTGGCGACAAAAAGCACACGGTAGAAAAGGTACAGACAAATAAAGGAGTAAAGGAAGCAAAGCTTAAGGAAATTAACAGCTGGGTAGCTGTGGCAAGCTTAACAGCAGTATAAGGGGGCTTCAATATGAATACAGAACAGAAAAACTTTATTAAAACAGTGGGCGCGCTTGCGTCCGCTGATATGAAGAAAAGCGGAGTGCTGGCAAGTTTGACAATCGCCCAGGCTATCACGGAAACGGGCTGGGGAGTGTCCGGGCTTGCTACGGTAGGTAAAGCACTTTTCGGGATTAAGGCTACAAAGTCCTGGAAAGGTAAGGTATATTGCAAAGACACAAAAGAATGTTACGACGGGGTAAACCTGGTAGAAGTAAAAAATGCGGTCTTCCGCGCTTATGATAGCTGGGAAGAATCTGTTACAGACCACAGCGCTTTTCTGAAAGCGAATAAGAGGTATAAAGAAGTAATCGGGGAAACCGATTATAAGAAGGCTTGCTATGCTATTAAGGCTGCCGGATATGCGACAGACTCGGACTATGCGGAAAAGCTTATTAAGATTATCGAACAGTATAACCTTACAGAGTTTGACGGAACAACAGAGAAGAAGGAAAACCAGGCAGCGGGAGCAGCCGGGGCAGACGATAAAAAGTACTACAGGGTACAGGCTGGGGCTTACCGGAGAAAGGAAGGCGCTAACCTTATGGCAGAGCAGATTAAGAAGACCGGACACACGGACGTATTCGTAAGACTGCTTAACGGACTTTACAAAGTCCAGGTAGGCGCTTACACTGAAAAGAAAAATGCGGAAGCCACAGTAAAAAGGTTAAAGGCTGCTGGTATTGTTTGCTTTATTACATACGCATAAAAGAAGCTAAGGAAGGCAGCAGTTACGAAAGGTAATTTGCACGTAACTTACAAACGAGCCTAGAAAGCCCTATTTTCAAGGCTGGGAGTTATCAAAGAGATAATCTTTCAAGAACGAAGATATCAAGAAAAGCCTATTTTACAAGGGTTACAGAAGTTGTGGAATGCTGTCAGATGTGTTCGAATTTACATCGAATGCAACACATATGCAGCAGGTATGCAACAAAGATATTGATATGTATAGGACATTTTTCAGTAGAGATACTGGGGAATGTCCTTTTTGCGCGTTTCTACAAGCGGTGCATTTGCGAATGGCATCGATTGTTTCTTAAATTCTATTAATCGCATCTACAAGCTCCTTTATATCAAAGTGGGTATTCACTAAAGATGTGTTATCACGAATGCTGCTGGACGAGCTTCGTGAGGTGGCAAATAAAGAAGTTGATGACTGGTTTGGAGAACAGATAAAAGAAAAGTCGAAAGGTCGAAATCACGATTTATCCGTTGCGGAGTATAAGGTGACTCAGGAGACAAAGCATTTGACCCAATTACAAAAGCAGGTGGAAGAATCAGATAGGGCAGTTAAGGCAAATAAAGCTGTTAAAAAGGAATATACAGATAAAAAAGAAAAACTGGAGACTGATATTTCATGTCTGGAAAGTATGCGACGGATTAGTAAGTCGCTATCAGAAATGGATAGTAGAAAATCGAAACAGATATCAATGGAACTTGTCGAAAAGAGATCAGAACTTCAATCGGTAAATGAAGAGCTGGCAAGTGCTATTGAAAAAGCAGAAGATGCTGCGGTATTACTTGATAGAATCAAGAAATTTGTTTTGTCATTCAGATTATTTGCACCTACAATAGAAGAATATGCTAATCAGGTCGAATCAGATAAGACAATAGAGGCGGGAAACTCATTTCGCGGAATATTAAATGAGCTGGGCAAGCTGCTGGAGGCATTCAAAGAACTGATAAAAGAAGGCATGTGCTGGTTTCCAAGACTGATGAGATGGAAAACTTCTAAAGGGGAAGTGGCACCGGTGTTCCTAGAGAAAAGTGCTGGCTATTCATATTCGTTGTATGGATATATGAATGTGGAGACTAAGGAATATTACTTTAAAGAGAGCGTTCAATGGGAGATTTCGGTAGGTAATCGTACTGGTATTGTCGAACAGATGGATGTTAATGTTGAGGCAATGGCAAGAGATTTGCGGGAGATATTGAGGATAGGAGCGGAGCAGAAGAGATTATGGGAGGTGTATGAGGGGAGGTAAAAATTATCAAAGGCTATTGTGACCAAAAAAGTTTTAATAGCCTTTATGATACTTTAAAGTGCAATAAAGGTGTTTTTTTATAAGTAGAAAAAGCAGAAGATATATGTTAAGATTTATTTTGGATTTTTCTATGAAAAAATAGATAACAGAACTTGTGTTCGATAAAATAAAATGATATATTATAAATAGAAAATATGTTCGAGGAGAGATGAGGCATGAATAGTGAAAAAAATAATATAGATATGAGTAATGTGATCAACAAATTGTTTGAAGGAGATTGCTTAGAGTATATGAAAAAGATACCAGATGGAAGTGTGGATATGATTTTGTGTGATTTACCATATGGTATGACACAAAATAAATGGGATAGTTATATTCCTTTAGATGAGTTATGGAAACAATATAATCGAGTAATAAAACCTAATGGGGCAATAGTTTTAACATCTAATGGAGTTTTTACTGCAAAGTTGATTTTGAGCCAGCCTAATATTTATAAGTATAAGTGGGTATGGGAAAAATCAAAGCCAACTAATTTTTTGAATGCTAAAAAGCAACCATTAAGAAAACATGAAGATGTTTGCATTTTTTATAAAAAACAGCCGACATATCATCCTCAAATGACAAAGGGAGAACCATATGATAAGGGAATAAGAAAAAATCAGCTTAGTGGTAATTATGGAGACTTTGAACCAGTGCATGTAGCAAGTGATGGAGATCGCTATCCTACAGATGTTATTTATATTAAAACAGCAGAATCAGAAGGTGCAGTTCTTCATCCAACACAGAAGCCTATAGAACTGGGAAGATATATGGTAAGAACATATACAAATCCAGGGGATATAGTACTTGATAATACTTTTGGTAGCGGATCATTTTTAGTGGCAGCGTTGATGGAAGGTCGAAATTTTATTGGAATTGAAAAGAATGAAGATGTTGCACTGTTTAAAAAAGAAGAAATAGATTATATTGATGTAGCAAAAAGAAGATTATTCTTAGCATGGGAAGGATTAGATAAAAAAACGCGTAAATATATTAAAGAGGAAAATCTTATAGCAGAATTTAAAGAAAGATGAAGGTGAAGGGTATGGGGACAATTATCAGAAGAAATGAAAGAAGTTGGGCAATTGTAATTATTTCAGAGATAAAAGTAATGCTGAATGGATTGGGTTTAAAGATTAAGAGTGCAGGTGGAGAAAGCACACTTTCTGTAAATAAGAAGAGTATGTTTCCAGATGTTTTATTATATGAAGATGAGGCACAGACTAAAATATTACAAGGCTGGGAACTCAAAATGCCCGATGTATTAATTACGGATGATGCGTTGATTGCAGATGCGACAAGAAAGGCAAAAGCGTTAGGATTGAACAGCTTTGTAATATGGAATTTTACCTATGGAAAATTATATATACAGAATAAACAAGGTTTTTTTGAGGAAGCCAAAGTATGGGACGGAACAAGTCATATTAAATCAAGAGAAGATGTTGCTACATACAAAGCAGAGTGGTTACCTGTTATAAAAGAAATTGTAATGACAGTAAATGAGTATCTTGTTAATGAAAGAATTGTAACATCGTCTATTGTAAATACAATATCGGATGGATTAATGACAGAATTGATTCAGCGAAATAAAGAGTTAGTAGCTGAAAATATTATGATTGAGTCTGGCAAGAATATGCAGATGGAACGCAGACTAAAGGTTTGGTGGAATGCATTTCATGAAGAATACGATAAAGATGAGAATAATATGTATTCGGCATATGCTAAGTCAGTGTTGTTAAATTGGACAAATCGAGTTATGTTTGCTAATGCAATCAAAAAGTATCATAATTGTGCATATGCCATAAAAGATATTGATTACACAACATCTCCTAATGATGGGAATAATATTATTGAACATATAGTAGAACAAGGAGATTTTTATAATGTATTTAAGCCATTGGAATTTAATGATGTAATACCAGAAGATACATGGATTGATATTGTTGATTATAATCAATTTTTAATTGAAAATAACATTGAAAAAATAGAGCAAGGAGTATTACAAGATATACTTGAAAAGACTGTAAATACTGCAAAGAGAGAGATTCGTGGACAATATGCGACACCATATCGTTTGGCAGATATTTTGTGTCAAATTACTGTGCAAGATTGGAACAAGGATTGTGCTGATTTGTGTGCTGGTACAGGTACTATTGCAAAAGCAATTATTGATAATAAAGCCAAAAGAATACATAGGGCAGATAAAGCGTTTATGACAACTTGGGTGTCAGATAAGTATGCATATCCATTACAGATTGCTAATATTGCGGTTACAGATATTCATGCATTAAATATACCGATTAATGTGTTTACAATGGATATATTTGAGGTAGAGACAGGAGATAAGATTAAAATAAAAAATCCAATAGATGGTAGTGATATAGAAAAAATTATTCCACAATTTGGAACTATTGTATCAAATTTGCCTTTCGTAGAATACAATAAAGTTGCTGATGATGAGCAGGAATATATTGCTCAATGCAGAGAAAAGATAACAAATAGTACTGGCATTGAATTTACGCTTGGAAAAACGGATTTATATAATTATTTACCATTTAAAATATATGAGCTATTGAAAAAGGACGGAAAACTTGGGATTATTATTTCAAACTCTTGGTTAGGAACAGATATTGGGAAAAAGTTTTTTGAAGCATTGCAGTATTATTACGTTATTGAATCAGTGATTATAAGTAATTGCAAGAGATGGTTTAATAATGCGGATGTTATCGGAACTATACTTATTTTAAAGAAAAAAGAAATTAGTGTTCCAGATAAAACAGAGCGGATTAGATTTTGGTTGACAAATAAGGATATAAATACAATCGAGGATGAGGATAAAGAAACTTTAATTAATAGTATTGTTCTTCATGAAGTTATTGATGAATCAGTTGCAACTATGAAAGAATATTCACTTAGTGATATTGATAATATTATGCAGTATGGAATTTCATTGAATGCATTATTCCATAATATTTCATGGATTAAAGAAATACAGAAATATATTGAACCAATTACCAATGAATTAAGTATGATTAGAGGGGAGCGAACAGGTCAAAATAAAGTTTTTTATATAAAAGGTGATACATCAATAGCAGACAAATTTTTATATCCAATGTTGAAGTCGTCGAGAAATATAAAAAAATATACAGCATCTCCAGATATGAAGGCATTTTGCTGTGATAAGACAATTGAACAGTTGAAAGAAGAGGGAGAAGAAGACACATTAAAATGGATTCGTAAATTCTCAAATGAGAAATATGAACCATTAGCCAAAAGTATTAACTATTCACCGTGGTATCAAATGCCATCAATTAATAGAGCAGATTTAGTTACTTCGGAAAATCCTGATAAAAGACTTTTTATCGCAGAATTAAATGAAAGTGTGATAGTTGATCAAAGGCTAATTGCGATGAAATATAAAGATTCTGTAGTTAATAAAGAATTGGTTTTCGCTTTGCTTAATTCTATATATGGTATGTTTGCAATAGAAGCAAATGGATTTGGTAGAGGGCAAGGCGTTTTAGATATAAGTAAAACAGGGTTTCAAAAAATATGTATGATTAATCCTGATTTGATTTCAAAAGAAGATGCAGCAGAGATAATAGCATTGTTTTCAAAAATTAAGAATCGTAATGTCATGGAGATTGAAGATGAATTAATGAATGCAGATAGACAAGCATTTGACAAAAAGGTGCTTCAGTCAATAGGACATGAAGAGCTGTATGATTGTATTAAGGAATCATTACTTTCAATGCAACATACAAGACATTGTGTGAAATGATTGTATATTTGAATATTAATGATATGGAGAATGGAATTGTAAAAGTTGTATATTGAGTTATTCTATGGAAGCTAGTGAATATGACAAATGAAAGAAGGAATGTAATGGAAAATTCAATTTGTAAAATAGTATATTTTGATGAAGATTCAGTAACCGATTATGTACAGATTATTGCTGGCGGTGAATTAGAGAAGACAACACAGTTATTAAAAGAAACAGATAAAAATGTAAATACGGAAGCTTCGGTTTCTGGAAAAGCGGGAATAAGTGGTGTTTTTAAGGCTTTATTGGGATTAGAAGCTCAAGCATCTGCAGATGCATCAATGGGAATTTCTTTAAATACAAATAAAATGGCTAAAAATATTGTTAAAAACACTATTTTAACTGATTTCTTGGGAATTTTGAATGATGAAAAACAAAATAGAAAAGGCAAAATATCACAAGGAAGTATAAAGAAATTTGAAGGGTACACTATATCAGTAGAAAAGGATTCGTTATCATATATTGTTATGGTGTCGCCATACTTATCAATGTTAAAAGGTGGAGCAAGCGTTCCGGCAGGTGAATTTGATATAGCAATAGAGAAGTTGGATAATGCGTTAAAGTCAGCAAAAGGATATTATGAATTTGTAGGAACTAAAGGGAAAAGTAAAGTTGTGCTACGATTTAATATCAATTCTTTAAAAAATAACTATAAAATCAATGATTTGTTAAAAATGAACCTAAGTATATATGCAATAAAAGTTGGAACAACAACATTATCACAATTAGATGTAAATAAAGAGCTAGATATTGATTTTTATAGTAGACCTAAGGATAATCCAGATTATACTTCTTCTGAAAAGAAAACACCTGATGATGATACAGATAAAAATAGAAAACTTGATGTTTATGATGTTTTATTAGCGGGAGTTGAGACGAATGGTTGATGAAGTAATTGTTTTTACAGGCTCTAAAAGAGATTTTAATAGTTTGTTACAGGAAAGAATAGATACAGAAAATGACGAAGTTGTTTCTTTTATGGAATTAATACAACATTATAATGCTAGAATTCATCCAACAGAATCTGGAGTGAAGGAAATATTTCTGAAAAAAAAGATAGGCGCAAATTGTTTGATATGTAAGGCGGACGATTTTGGTTCGGTATTAGAACATACTTTATTGAATTTTACTAATATAATAAGTTTGAATTATGATGTTGAAAAATTGTTTGTACATAATCCACCCAAAAAGGTTCTGGAGAATCTACAATCAGAATTTGGAGATGAAATTGAATATTGTAAATCAGAATACGCTAAATTAGATATTCCTTATATTAAGAGAATCTATAATGATTTGAATAAGAATATTTTGGGACAGGAACAATGTAAGATTCAAATAATTAGTGGTTTGTATAGATTGACAAAAGAAAAAAGTCAAAAGCCAGCCGTCTTTATGTTATATGGACCGTCTGGAGTTGGAAAAACAGAAACGGCAAAATGTATTAGTGAATCTTTGGGTGGAGTATTATTAAGAATTCAATTTTCTATGATGCAGACTAGCGAAGCATATAATTATGTATTTGGTTCGGAACATTCTAAAGCAAGTTTCGCACGTGATATGATGGGACGGGAGTCAAATATAATATTAATAGATGAGTTTGATACGGTTAATCCAAATTTCTACAATGCATTTTATGAATTATTTGATGAAGGTAAGTATGTGGATACTAATTATGAAGTAGATCTCAGAAATTCCATTTTTATATGTACCTGTAACTTTATGAGTGAAAAGGAAATAAAAAAGATTTTGGGACCTGCTATGTATTCAAGAATAGGAAAGTGTATTGAATATGATGAATTACAGAAAGAGCAGAAGATAAAAATTATTAATAATTGGTATGATGAAATCTTGGGAATTTTAGATGATAATGAAAGGCAAGTTATAAAAGAAACAGATATATTAAAATGGTTTCAAGATAATGAAGAACGATATGATAATATACGTTTGTTGAAAAGCAAAATGGAACAGGCAATATATGAAAAATTATCAACTGTTTTTGTTATAAAAAAGAGCGGAGGAGAAGATGATATTTAAAAAAAATCAAAGTAAAAGGTTTCATATTACTTCAATTATTATAGGCGTATTATTTGTAACAGTGGGTACAATTATATATTCATTATTATATAAAAATAAAGTAGAAGAGTTTTCTTACGAAAATATTGCGTATATGACTGCCTGTATTGAAGCTATAATGCTTGGAATAGTATTAGTACTAATTAACTTTGAGAATAATCTACATGGAAAATTAGTGCTGGTTATAACAGGTTTTCTAATAGCAGGTTTTATATTTAACGAATCATTTAGATTTGGAATAATCTTGTTTGTGGGAACAATGTTTGCATATTTTATAACTATGAGATTTAAAAATATTTTCTCGACAGTAGTTACTATGTCAGTCTGCGCCACCATTTTTTTGGTGCTAACGATCTTTGCTTTGAAGTTGGTAGATGAAAACTATGGCATTTTAGTATTGTATTGTATGTTTTCTTTATTTATAGTAGTTTATCGAATATTAGGAAAAATAATTAATCAATGGTTTATTGATAAAATGTTGGGGTTTGAAGAAGAAAGCAAAACCTATGATGATGAACAACTTAAAAATCAAATCTTATTGATATATATGCTGATATTTGTTTGTCTAAATGTGTGGCTATATCAAGAGAAAATTGATAGTGAAACTTGGAACTTGATAAACAATAGTTTCTTGACAGGGTTAGCAATTATCCAGATAGATTGGAAAAAAATAATATTTTATTTTAGTAAAACCTCAAATGTAACGGAGAAAGAAAGTTAATTCTATGTAATAAGAGGGTCACAGTCCCCCTGCTGAAAGACTAACCGTCTACCTAATAGGGTAATACCAATATTATAATAACAAGAAAATAATATTGGTGCAATATATTTATGAAATATTTAGAAACACCACTCCTCATCCATAGCATCAGCCCAAGCATTCAACTCGCAATCAAGAGCAAGCGCAGCATACAAAAGTGGATTATCAATCGCAAGGTTATCAATAAGCCTTTGAGAATTAGGTGTAGTATGAAGATTCTTTTCAGCTTCAGCACAGGATAAGAATAGAAGGGAGTATCCTAAAG